TACACCGGCCGATTAGTAGACGTATTAGATCGAATCCGAGCAATACGATTAGTATTAATGGTTCATATAGAAAAAGATTTAGGCAAAGAGCATGAATTAGTAACAATAAAAATAATGACACAATATCCTGCCCGGCAAACAATGTTTGCGGTACGTAAAATGTGTATAGGAAAAATTGAAACTCTTAAGGATATGACTTTATTAGAAAGCACTCTTACTAAATTATTCTAAACATACTCGATATTTATATTAAAATAAGGTTTATCTATGGATTACAGTGAAAATAAACCCGTATGGCCCGGCAGCTCTTCATTTTCTGCTGGCAAGACTCCTTTTGGTTTTTTTGATAATGATATTGCATTTCAAGATCATGCGGATAAATTTGCTAAATATGCTGCACAACATATTGGATATCCAATTATGGATATAGAGTTGCAAGATATAAATTTTTATACAGCATTTGAAGCAGCTGTAATTGAATATTCAAATCAAGTTAATCAAGTTAATATTACTAATAATTTAGTAAATACAATAGGCATCCAAACTGGTTCGAGTTTCATGTCAGATAGTGGTTTTACTGGAGCTGTAGTTGGAAATTCATTTGGGTATATAACTAAGCTATCAAAAGCATATGGTACTGAAGCAGAAAGTGGTGGATATACTACATGGCATTCTGCATCTATAGATATGATACCAGGCAAACAAACATATAATTTAAAAACTGCAGCTGAAACTGCATTAGGATATTCATTATCTTCTAGTAATGGTATAGAAGTAAGAAGAGTATTACATAATGTACCACCAGCTTTAATTAGATATTTTGATCCTTTTGTTGGAACTGGTTTAGGTTCACAACAATTATTAGATCAATTTGATTTTGGAGGATTTTCTCCGTCAGTTAATTTTATGTTAATGCCTTTACATGCAGATTTATTAAGAATACAAACTATAGAATTTAATGATAGAATTAGAAAATCTCATTATTCATTTGATATTCATGGCGATAATATAAGACTATATCCAGTACCAACTAAATCAGGCTCTGCGTCTACGCCATTCTTTAAGAATGTTTGGTTTGAATTTATGTTAGAACAAGATAAAATTGATAATTCGGTTTTATTTGGTAATACTGCTCTTACAACAGGTGCAGTTTCAGATGCATCTAATATTCCATATACATATCAAAAATATAGTGCTATTAATGATATGGGTAGAGCTTGGATTATAAGATATGGAACTGCATTAATTAAAGAAATGTTAGGTCGAGTTAGAGCTAAATATTCTTCAATCCCAATCCCAGGCGGAGACGTAACATTAGATGGAAGTGATTTAGTATCACAAGGACAATCAGAAAAAGATACTTTAATTACTCAATTAAGAGAATTTTTAGAAAAAAATACTAAAGAACAAATGTTAACAAGACAAAATACAGAAGCAACACAAATAAATGAAATGATGGCTAAAATACCTCTTCGTTTATATGTTGGATAAGGATAAAATATGGCACTTTTCGGAGGTAAACGAGACGCAAGATTTATAGCAGCTATTAACTCTGAACTGATTAATTCCATAATTGATACAGAAATTGAATTCTTTAAACTTATAGTAGAACAAAGTAATTCAAATATATATGGAGAATCTGAAAATAAAACATATTATGATTCTATATTAATACCGTGTGTAGTTGAAAAAGATGAAAAAACAGCCGGCATGGATGAATATGGCCATTCATATACAAGATCTGCTAAATTTTCCGTATCTAGAGATTTATTAGAAAAAGCAGGATTTTATCCAGAAGTAGGAGATATAGTATCTTGGGACAATGAATATTATGAATTAGATAATGTCGATGCAAATCAATATTTTACTGGTAAAAATCCAGAGACTTGGCAAAATGGTGAAGAACATGGTTATAGTGTGTCAGTTGTATGTAATGCTCATGTTACACGACAAACACCACAAGCAATTAAAGATTTGAGATTTGGGGGAAATACAGAAGCTCCAGCATATAAAGGAAGATAATGGCTAGATTAAATAAACAAAATATTGACCGTAAAACTAATAAGCCAAATCCAAAAAAATCAGAAGGTTTATTAAATGATCCTATCTTAAATCGTGCTAATCAAACACGCAGAGATGATGATATAGTAACTACTCCAGAAATAACATTATATGATGTAGATTATGCTATGAAATATTATATTGAAAANGAAATAAAACCACTAGTTCATGCTAATCATAATTTAATACCAGTNCCTGTTATTTATTCNAATGGAGAAAAATGGGATAATGTAAGACGATTAGGATTNATCCGGGATGAAAAAGGAAAACTTCAATCTCCATTAATAATGTTAAAAAGAAATTCTGCAGCAGAAAGAGATAATAATAAAGGTTTAGATGTCAATAGACAAGTTCCTGGGAATCAAATTATATTTCATGCGGAATATAATAATAGAAATAGATATAATAAAGACTTATTTCCAAATCCATTTCAGCAACCAAAAAAATCTCAAAAAATATATTTAATTAATATTCCTAGATATGTAACAGTTGAATATGAAATGATGTTATGGTGTGATTTTACTACACAAATTAATGATTTAGTAGATCAAATATTACCGCATAGTAGATTTGCATGGGGTAATGAAAAAAATAGATTTACAACGTCTTTAGGCAGTGTTACATTTGAAACAGTAAACACTATAGGCGAAGATCGTTTAGTTAGAGCAACTGTACCTATGACAGTTAACGCAGCATTATTAACAAAACAAGAATTTCAAAATGAAACTATAAGAAAAATGTTTTCTAAAAAGAAAATATCTTGGAATACTAAATTAAATAATGAAGATGAAGATTTTACTCAAACTTCTACATAATAATTTTTGATATTTAATTTTTTTTATATATAATATATTATTATGAAGAAAAAATTAGACAAAGAACATTTAGAATCAATTCAAAAATTAAGAAATGAATTTGCAACAATATCAAATTTAATTGGAAATATTTCAATAGAACGGCATGCAATTCAAAAAGAATTAGATCATCTAAACCAAGAAGAACAAAAGTTTTTAGAACAATTTGAAAACTTAAAACAACAAGAAAACGAATTAATGTCCAAATTAAAAGAAAGATATGGTGATGGACAAATAAATCTTGAAGATGGAACTTTTACTCCATCATAGTTTTGAGTCAAGTAAACCATATTTATAAATAAAATATATATAGGAGTATTCTAATGGCAGAAAGAGTAGTTTCGCCCGGAGTGTTTACTAACGAAGTAGACCAATCATTTTTAGCTGGAGGAGTTGCACAAATAGGAGCAGCCATAGTAGGAACCACAGTAAAAGGACCAGCACTAGTACCTACACCAATAACATCAATGGGAGATTTTGAATCAATATTTGGTTCATATACTGATGAATCATATGTTCCACTTGTAGTTAATGATTATTTACGTAACGGAAATGTAATTACGGTAACAAGATTATTATATGAAGATGGATATACATTAGACAATGGCGTTATGGCTATTGTCGCAAAATCTGCATCAGTTGAAGTAGTAACAAATGTATTACATCCAACCCATGTGGTAACAACAGATGGGGTTGGTAATGACGTATTTGAAAGTTCTTCATTAACTGACGGCGGATCTGGAAGTTTTGAAATAAAATATTCTGGTTCATTTGCAGCCGGCGCCGATAGTGCTATAGGCTTCGATGGGGCAGGTACATTCTTAGTAACAGAAGGCGGATCTATATCTGGTTCAATTGTATCTACTGATAATAATCATTTAAATAAAGTTTTCGGTCAATCACCAAAATCAAAAGATTATCCATTATATGTTCAATATGGAAATAAAAATGCATCTACATTATTTAATGATATTGGAGATATAGCAATGTCATTAGAAAAAATTTCTTCTTTTGCATTAGCACAAGATTATAAAACTGCTAACACTCCATATATAACTTCACAAAAAATTGGAACATTAACTAAAAATTTATTAAAGTTTCATACTTTAGCACATGGCACTTCTGTAAATCATGAAGTTAAAATAGGTATCCGAGATATTAAATTAGCATCTGAAGTATCTGATCCGAACGGCTATGGTACGTTTACTGTAGAAGTTAGAAAAGTAAATACTTCAAATATTACTAATTCGCCATATGACTCCGATGATACAGATAAAGTCCCAGAATTAGTAGAAACATTTAGAAATGTAAATTTAGATCCAAATTCTTCAAGATATATATCAAGAATAATTGGGGATAGGTATACAACGATCACTTCAGACGGCGATCTTTTACAAAATGGAGATTATCCAAATCTTTCTAAATATGTTAGAGTAGAAGTTACAGATGCTGTTTCAAATGGTGCTGAAAATAAAGAATTAATACCATTTGGTTTTGCAGCTATAGAATCACCAATTCCAAATGTATCATCTAGTTTAAATTTAACAGCAGCATCATATGTAACATCACAAACTCCGTCTGGACAAGCATATAGTAGTAAAAATTATCATGGTTTTGATTATACTAATTTAAACAATTTAAATTATCTAGCACCAATTCCGACATCTAATAATACTACTGGTAGTAATGCTGTATTTTATCTTGGAGATGTAAGTCAAGATTCGGGAGCAGCTTTCCCTACTTTGTTAACACCATATAGTGGATCTATTCAAACTGTATTAGATGCTGGAACATTAAATACTAATATATCATTAAGTACGCGTAAATTTATAGTACCATTCCAAGGAGGTTTTGATGGAGCTAAACCAAATCTAAAAAAATACTCCGGAACTAATATTTCTGATGCTAATACATTTGGACATGATTGTAGTGGTACTGGTACAGCTGGAACAAAAGCATATAAAAAAGCATTTGGTTTATTAGAAAATACAGACTTCTTTGATATTAATTTATTATTAACACCTGGTATTATTGATAGCAAACATCCTTTAGTAACTACAGATGCTAGAAATTTAGTAGAAGAAAGACAAGATACATTTTATGTAATGGATACAAATGCATTAACTGATACTTTAGATACTGTAGTTAATCAAGTAACATCGATTGATAATAATTATACAGCAGGATATTTTCCATGGGTTAGAGTAATAGATCCAAGTAAAAATAAACCAATATATGTACCACCATCAGTCGTTGTACCAGGAGCATTAGCATTTAATGATGCAATATCAGCTCCATGGTTTGCACCAGCTGGATTAAATAGAGGTGGTTTAGATACAACAATTGGAACATATATTAATCTTTCTCAAAAACAAAGAGATAAATTATATGAAGCTCGTGTTAATCCTATCGCTAACTTCCCTAATGAAGGAGTATGCATATGGGGTCAAAAGACATTCCAAGGAAAGGCAAGTGCATTAGATCGTGTCAATGTGCGTAGATTATTAATTGCAGTTAAGAAATTTATTGCATCAGCAACGAGATACTTAGTATTTGAACAAAATACATCTGCAACTAGATCTAGATTTTTAGGAATAGTTAATCCATATCTAGACCAAGTAAAATCACAACAAGGATTATCTTCATTTAATGTAGTAATGGATGACACTAATAATACTCCGGATTTAATAGATCAAAATATTTTATATGGACAGATATTTTTACAACCAACAAGAACTGCAGAATTTATTATTCTAGACTTTAATATACAACCAACAGGTGCAAGTTTTCCAGAATAGTAACATATAATTTTAATATAAAGGTAGGGTAATGCTCTACCTTTTTTTATGTTCGATATATTTATTAAAAAAAGGATTATAATGGCATTAGAAGATTTAACAGATGGCTCGTTAACCGATTTCGGATTAGATACTAATTTTAGAGATGCTGCATATAGTTGGGAACCAAAACGTACTCATCAATTTATTATGGAAATAGGAGGTATCCCGGGATACCTGATAAAAACTGCGGCAAAGCCAACATTAGAAAATGGCGAAATAACTTTAAATCATATCAATGTTGAACGTTATATGAAAGGGAGATCTAAATGGTCTGCGATGAGTATAACATTATATGATCCAATTGTTCCAAATGGCGCACGTGCTGTAATGGAATGGGTTAGATTGCATCATGAATCTGTAACAGGAAGAAATGGATATGCAACAACATATAAAAAACAAATATCATTAAAACAACTTAGTCCATTAGGAGAAGTTATTGAAGATTGGACATTACATGGTGCTTTTATTACTAGTGCCAATTTCGGAGGAACATTAGATTGGTCCGGAGAAGATGCAGCAACAATAGAGCTTGGACTTCGATTTGATTATGCATTCTTAAATTAAGAATATTTTATATATAATTTAATAGGGGCAATTAGTCCCTATTTTTTACTGTTTATATATTTATAATAAAGTTATAAGGAAATATTAATGAGTAAAGCAACTGACAGATTATCTAACAATCAACAATTAATAAATTTAGCAAAAGATCATTATGATCAAAAAAAGCATAAATCATTATTGCCTCCAACATTGGTACCGTTATCTAGTAAAGGTTTAGTATATGCAAAAGATAATCCTTTAAGAGAAGGATTTATTGAAATGCGAACTATGACTGCATATGATGAAGATATATTAACAAATGCAACATATATAAAACGAAATATAGCATTAGAAAAATTATTAGAATCATTAATAATAACACCAGGAATTTCAATAGATGATATATATCCATTTGATCAAGAAATAATGTTAATATCTGCTAGAATTTCAGCATATGGTAATGAATATCCTGTAATTGCAGTTGATCCAAAATCCGGAAAACAATTAGATAGAAAAATAGAATTATCAAATTTAAAATTACAAGAATTTAATTTAATTCCAGATGACAACGGAGAATTTGAATATATTATATCAGATGATATAAAAATTAAATTTGGTTTTTTAACACCAAAACAAAGTAAAAATATCGATGATGATCATTATATATCTACATTTTTACAACAAACAATACNTGAAATTAACGGAGTGAGAGATACAGATCGAATTGCAGATTTTATTAAATATGAATTCTTACCTAAAGATAGTAAAAAATTCAGAACATATATTATAGACAATATGCCAGGAGTAGATTATTCCGTAGAAGTTGAAGGTGAAGATGGGAGCACCTTCATTACTAGGTTTCAATATGGATCAGACTTTTTTCGGGTTTAAATCAACAGACCGGAACTTATTACACGAAAAATTATTTGAATTATTATGGGTTGGTGATGGTCGTTGGTCTTTTAATGATATATATCATTTACCATTAAATATAAGAAAAATATGGGTTGCTAAATATCGAAAAATTAAAGATAGCGAACAGCGGCAATTAGATGAATATCGAAATAAGCCTAAATCTTCTATTGCTAGGCCCCCTAATATCAAGAAAAAATAATAAAATATTATATTTATTAATATATTTAACATGGGAATTTTCTTGAAATCTATAAATTACATATTAATAAACAAACTTAAATCATTGCCACGCCATGGCGCGCGAGGCGAACAGGCTGATCCAAAGAAAAGATCAGAAATCAAACGAGATACAGACGAAATCGGTGCAACACCGGCATGGATCCAAATGCAAAAAGACGCCTCAAACGAACTTAAGTATTTTGGAAATGAATTAGAAAAAGCTAGAGTCAACGCTATAACGCTAAACGAAGTTTATAAAGGAATGCAAAATTCTTTAGGTGGCTTAACTTCTGAATATTCAGCGCTGAGTATGGGAGTGGGGAAAACAATGCATCAAGTCTCATTGTTTAATAAGAACATACTTCAAACAATTAAAAATACAACATATCTCGAAGAGAAAAATAAAGCTTTAAATAAAAGTTATGGACTGTCAAGTATAGGTGCAAATAAGTTTAGTAAACAATTAAGAGACGTAGCAGTTCTTTCCGGTGTTGGTTCTGATAAAATGTTTAAATATGCAGAAGGAATAAAAGGTTTAACTGGTGGATTTATGACCTCAACAAAAGGAAATTTAGAATTCAATGCATCATTATTACTAGGACAACAATATCTACAAAGTAATATGGGGTTAACTGAAGAAGCTGCAGTAAATTACGAACGATATGCAGCATCTATAGGTAAAACGGGAATCGAAGCAGCTGCAGCTACTAATGAATATGCTAAAGCAATTGCAGATAAAACCGGAATGGATGCAACACAAGTTCAAAAAGATTTATTAGAGGGAGTTGCTAATGTATCATCTGATATAGTAGGTCAATATAGTAAAATGCCCGGAAATTTAGAAATAGCAGTAATGAAAGCTAAATCATTAGGTATAAGCATGGACCAACTTCATCAAACAGGTCAAGGTTTATTAGATATTGAATCATCTGTAGGTAAAGAATTAGAATATCAACAGTTAACAGGTAAAAAATTATTAGTAGACGGAAATAAAAGTTTAACTAATGAATATCGAATGGCTACAATAAGGGGAGATGGTGCACGTCAAGCAGAATTAATGGCTAAATTCATAGAAGAAGAGGGCGATAATCTAGAAAATAACATGTTTGCTAGAAAAAAAGCTGCAGAGCTTTTTGGAATGCAGGAAGGCGACATGATGCGAATGAAGCAACAGCGAGATATACTAGCTAGTATGGGAGCAGAAGATTTATTAGAATTAAATGAAGGAGATGTCAAAGCCGTAGCTGAAGATTTAAAAGAACGGGGTGTAGGAAAAGACGAAATTAAAAAATTCATGGATGCTTCAGATACAAGAACTACCGCAGAAATAAGCAATGATTATTTAAAGTCTATAGATGAAAAACTGATCAGAGGCAAACAATTAGACGACGTCGGAATGGAGAAATTGCGTAAAGATAGTAAAGACTATGCAGAACACCAAAATCAAATGAAAGTGAATCTTGTATCATTATCAAAATCCATTGGCCCCATTGCTATTAGTAGTGAAAAGATTTCAACTGCTGCATCATCAATCAAAGAAATGGGCGAAAAAATACCTATTTTCGGAAATGTTTTGAAAAAAACACTTGGAAAAGTGAACGATTGGCTCGTGGACCTTAAAACAGAAGGAACACCAGAAGCAGAAGATTTAGTTTCATATCCAGGTACTGGTGCTAGAGTATTAACTGGACCATTTGGTGCATTTCAATTGAATCCTAAAGATTTTATAATGGCTGGAGATCCTAACAATATGGTTGCTCCAAGCGGAGCAGATCCTACTGCCTTAGTTGCAATGATGGTAAACGCAATAAATGGTTTAACCGTTCAAGCAACAATATCTCCGGATATGTTTATGCAAGCCTCAGAACTTAATAATTCAAGGAATTTATCATGAGTCCAAATATATCAAACACAATATCAAAAAATATAAGTAATACATTAAAAATAATTCAAAAGAAACCATATGCTCAATTATATGTAGACGCAAAATTATTATCATTGGGAGGAGAATATTCTAGATTTAGTAGTATATATAATACAAAAACACCTCCATTAAACTATGAAGTGAAACTTCCATTTACAGATGCACCAAAAGGATTTTCTGAAAATTCTATCATAACTAAAAATTCATTAACAGATAATCCATTTCAATTAAGAAGAACAAAAAAACAAACATCAGAAAGTCAGGCACTTGCAGTAAATGAATCTAATAGATTCTGGCAACCTCAATTTGCAAAATTTACAAATGTTACTCCAGAAAGTGTAGCAAGAAGAATTACCGGCTTAGCTGCATTATCTGCCGCTTCATTAACAGGTATCCCGATGATAGCACAGGTAGGTCAATCTGTAATAGAAGCAACAGCTAATCCGGAACAATCACCATTACGACAATATAATACTGGTCCAATTAAATCATATAAAAAAATACCAGGAGTTAAATATGCAGACTTTAGATCTAGACTTTGGTCAGATGCTGCATCAGGAGCTGCATCAATAAGATTAGATGGTGTAGGAGCTCTAACAAGAAAAAGTGTACTTGCAGGAATATATGCTGCAGCCACAGCTTCGCCAATCGGAGCTTATTCTGTTTTCAATTTAAATGGGGTTGGTTCAATGGGATATGGTTGGGGTGATCATGATAATCCTTTTGCTCTTCGAAAAGACTTTACTGCATTAAGTCATCTCCGCACGAAATGGGTACCTGCAGAACCTGCTAAAGGTAAACCTGGATTTTGGAAACGTACTGGTAATCCATTAGAAGTTGCAACGCCATTTCGTGGAGACAAAGTAACAGTAATTGACTTCGGACAAAGAAAATTAGAAGATGCATATTTATGGAATGGTAGAAATATAGCTAAATTAGCTGTCGGGTCAGTTAGAGCAAATTTAACTCAAGATTTTATTAAATTTTTCTTCACCGGACCTAGTTTAGATGGAACAGCTGACACCGAAGAC